ATGCTTCTTTACACTGTTAGGGGTAACGCTAACCGTATTCGTGGCAGCGAGAGTACCTGTAAAGCTGATGACCTTGTTGCGTCCATCTCCGCTGCTGCCGTCAGGGATGTTCAATGTCCCTGTCGTACCCGTCAATGCAATACTGGCAAACCCGTCTATCGCCGCATCGAATAGATCGAAGTTCGTATTGGTAGTGTTTCCCCAAGTGCCAGACTGTTCGCCTGTAGCAATCTTCTGGATCTTGTTATTGGAAGTATAGGTAGATGGCATTAGTTTGTCACCGAACTGATAACAGCAATCGCCGTATTAGAATTGGCAGTCGGGAATTGAATCGTCAACGTACCGGAAGAAACGGTCTTGTCCGTCCCGAAGTCCAAGATAAAGATAGACTTGTTGGACTTGGAAGAGTTGTAGACCAAAGCGCCACGACAAGTAACCGAAGCAGATGTCCAGCTTATATCGGCAAAGTCTAGGATCGCATAGATCCCGTCAGGGGTAACGGTGGCCGTCAGCGTCTTGCCGCCAGCAGTATACCCAGCGCCAGATACTTCATTCGTGGCGCTGTACGCCGTAGTTGTATTGTCGATCGTAGCCGAATTCGTATACAGCGCAATCTTGATGACATCCGTAGAGAAGTCATGCACCCCAAGAAGCAACTGCTCCTTGAAAGAGTTTGTTACATAGCTGCCCGTGAATGCCATTATCCAATATTCCTTTTACTGTCAGGGTTCCTGTAGTTGTCCATTCTCTGTTCGTCTTCAGCCACGTTCTTCAATTCAAGCAAGCCAAGCTGATACAGTTTCTCGTATTGCTGCTGCATCTGAGCCTCTCCCTTTAAGAAGGAATACGCCTCGACAAGGCACCCGTAGAGCAACACCTGAGGGAAGTAGTTGCTCACCCAGGTAGTGTTGTTGCTTGCGCCAACAATAGTATCCGGTGTCTTGTAGTAGTAAAGAGTATAGCCGTAAGACTGACCAGCAGATGGCGCTACGAGAATCGTTGTAGAGTTCTCGCCTGAAGACTGGATAGCGTAATAAGCTGGCGCTCCTGAAGACCCAGCAGATCCAGCCGTCACCCCATACGCCTCCGTTAAATACGAAGGCTCTTTAAGAAGAAGACCTATCTGGGTACCTCCGATACTGACAAAGAGGCTCAACGCCATAACGAAATCACTTGGAGTTGTTATGGTCTGAGTCGTCACATTGCCAGTAGCGGAGGCCCTAGAATCAGGCGACTTCACATCCCTGTTAATACGCTGCTCTGCAAGCTTAATAATCCCATCCAAATTAGCAAGGAAGGTCGTTTCGTCAGACTGGACGTAATCTTTGATTTGTTGCTTGAGTTCAGCGTAGGTCATTTTAGTTCACTACCCAGCTTAGTTCATCGGGCCAGTAGGACGAACCTTCTTGGCAATGCCGTAGCCTTTGCACATCCCACCGCTAGCATACTTCGCAGCGCCGCCCTTGGCAAACTTCGCCCCCGTGCTTTGCGGGGTAGGCTTGCCCATCGCCATCTTCTTGTGCGGAGGCATTTCGCCAGCAGCCTTGCCCATTTTGCCCTTCGGCATATCCTTGGGCATGTCGCCACCCTTCTTGTACTTCGGGGTGAGATTGTCTTTCATCTTGTTCATAGAACCTCCTTTGAATTTGCGGATAGCGCCGCCTTCGCTTTTCTTCGGAGTGTCAGCCCCAGAAGACTTTTTCTTCTTCATCATCTCAATTAATCCAGGTAGCGCCGCAATAATAGGAGCAGCGATCTGGCCACCTTTACCGCCAGTACCAGCCATAGCGCCGAGAGCGATGAACTGCCCGTAATCCTTCATGAACTTCTTTAGGCCACTCTTGGTTTTTGGAATATTACCAGCTAGCTTGGAAAGATCAGCGGACGGAGCCATTGGGACACTAGGCGTACTGCTTGCCAATTCAGGCGGCGCTTCAAGATCGCCCATCAGCTCAGGCGGCATGTCGATCATGGGGCTATAACTCTTAGGCCGAGCCAATGATGCCGCACCGGGGCGGCTCAACATCTGCTTGGGCGCAGGAGGCGCTTTACCAAGGCCAGGAGTTCCGTACTTCAATCTCTCTTCGGTCTCCTTCCTCATAGCGGGAGGGACTTGAAGAAAGCTAGGGAGGCCAGGAGTGGTTCCAAGAACCCTATTGCTTAAAGCGTTACGCATAAACTGATCGTTTTCAGCTTCCGGAACACCGCCATCAGCTTTCTTGACTACCTTCTTCTTGAACTTCAACATGTTATTTCCTTTAACTGATTGAGATATTAACCCTTCCAAGGTTTATGTATATCTTGTTTGGCAAAACAGGATTCCAGCCGAAGTACTCTCTGGTCGGAGGGTTCTGCTGCGAATCAGTCCTGGGGTTGTAAAGCGCAATCGCTTCGCCTCTGACGTACTTGCCGATTTGAAGCTGTGGATTGTCGATGTCAAAACACTCTTCGCATACAAGTAAACCATTCCATCTCTGGTTGTAGATGTACTTCTTGAGAGCAGTGTACTTGATCTGCCTAGCGCAGATGTCGCACATCGCAATAGCATTTTTGCCAGAGGAAAACATCACCAGCCGTAGCCTCCAGGCACAAGCATGACAGAAGATCGTTGACGGTCTTCGTCAGCCGCACGTTGGAACTCTTCTTCGTACAATGCCTTCAGTTCAGGCATACGAGCAAACCCCTCAGGTCTCTTAGACGCAAGGTGGTAGGCAAGACCGGAAATCATCGCAGGGACAAACCGGAACGGTACGTCCATGTTGTTGTCAGCATTAGCCCCAACATCCTGCTGACGCCTCAGCCTGTAGTAAACAAACTGACGAGAGATCGTATCGTCTGGCACTTGCCAGAACGTGATCTCAGGAGTTGTCGTATCCCTGGCAACGTAGTACTGAATCGGAGTACCTTGCACCAGCTTATTAGGTAACGTGTTGTAGGTGACGAAGGAGATCCTGGTAATCGCAATGTCAGTCTGATTGTTCTGCTGACCTGCATACGTCCGAATCACTCCTTCCAGAATGTCGATTGTATCGTCAGGAAGATTGTACGTTGCGGTGCCAGGAGTCAGCGACAGCGTTCCTGCCTCTACGCACCACAGATTCAATCCTCGATTCGCCCACTCCATCGAGAGAAGGTTAAGACTCCTACGCGCAGTCCTAATCTCGTAGCCACCCTTAACCTCTACGCCAATTCGTTCGTAGGCTTCCTCGATAATGTCGAGGATGTTGATGTTCCAATTTGCCGTACCAGATGTAGCCATTACCGGAACCTCTTAGCGATCTTCTTGGCGCTCTCAGGCTGACTAGAGAACTGCTTACCCTGAGAGCTTGCTTCCTTCTTCGCCTTCGTAGAGGCAGCGTAGACGCCAGCAGGCATAGCCTGAATCGCCTTCTTAGGAAGGTAACGCTCTCCAGTAGCCTTAGGGCCTTGCGTAGAAGGCTTACCGCTCTTGGTAGTCCACTCTTCCTTTGTCCATTTAGAAAGGCTCTTCTGGCTGCTAGACTTCGATCCAGAGTACCCTCCACCAGCAGCCTCATACTTCTGAGCGACTAGCTGCGCTTTACGCGCAGACCACTGTCCAGGCTTGCCACCCTTACCGGATGACATTACCTGCGACTTGATACGCTCTCGAAGCTGAGGCTTAGTGTAGGACATTAGAATCCTTTCTTCATTTTAGGTGTACCCATCTTGGGCATACCCATCTTACGCATACCCATCTTTGGCGTGTTCATACTCGATACCTTTCGAGAAACAACTGCCTTAGGATACATCCCAGGAGTCTGCGCCTTTACAGCCTTGCCAGTCTTCTTCGACATCGAAGGAGTGCTGACCTGCTTAGACATAGAGAATCGTCCCATCATTTCTTTTTCATGCTCCTAGCTTCAGACAAGGCAATTGCAATGCCTTGCTTGGGGTTGGTTACCTTTTGGCCTGACGAGGACTTCAGCTTGCCAGCTTTGAACTCGTGCATGACCTTACCAACCTTGCCCTGCTGCTGCATTGACATCTTCATCTGGCCTTTCATATTAACCCCAGCAGATCGTGACCGCATCAATGTTTGTAGCAGAAAGATAGATGTTGGTCTTAAATCGAACTCCATTTCCACCAAGAGGTATAGATGTAGTTGCGTTATTAGGAAGTGAGATGTCGATTAAAACAGTTCCGCCAGAGCCACCATCTTTAAGTTGAATAGATCCAGCCTGAGCCGTATGAGCGAAGATCGTGACAACCCTTCCAGGGCCATCAAATACAACGCCAGTCGCAGTCATCTTTTTGCACTGAAGATCGCTAGTCATATCGCTTCACCTTTTGACTGGCAGGAGGAGCTTTCTTGCTTCCGCTAGGGCCAGCCCACAATACCTTTCTCGACCAATAGTTAGCCGACAGCTTAGAGTCCTTGCCTTTAATCCCGGCGCTACGAGCCATATAACTCTTACGCGCCGCAGCAGAATAGTTGTGTCCCATCTTGGCATCACCAAAGTGGACCAGCTTTACCTGATCTCCTTCTTTTGCCAGGACCATCTTCTTCTTTTCAGGCTTCGAGGATTTAATCGGCTTGTTGAAACCGGGGAACGTGTGTCCCCGGTATTCAATGCCACCGCTAGGCGTTCGCTTGAAGCTGGGCATGAGACATCCTTAGAACGTCACACTACCCATGCTGTAGATCGTCACAGCAGCGGTGCTTACATCGGTGAAGGTAACGAGGAAGTCCTTCTGAGCGTTCTGAGCAATCGTCATCGTACCGCTCAAGGTAAGACCCGTGTTGGTCGTCATCGTAATCGTTTCCGCAGCGTCAGCAGTATTGCGGATGGTAACGATAAAAGATGTACCAACAATCGCACCAGGAACAGCAGTAAGAAGAGAAGCAGCAGTTGGGAAAAGATCGGCACGAGCGCCGCCATTCGGATCACGCAGAATCAATCCAGTTTTCAACTGAGCAGCGGTATAGGTTACATCTGCAGCCGTGGTGACAGTAGTAGCCGTAAGCTGAAAGAACGGAACGCTAGAGGTGTTGAGAACAACGCCAGTACCCTGGGCGCTAAGAGTCAGCGATACATTCGAGGAATCATTGCTGTAGCCCTGGAAACCATTCTGGCTTCGTACGGGTCCAGTAAACGAAGTGTTAGCCATTATAATTCTCCTTCAAGGAAGTTTTCCCTATCCGTCTCTTGAACGTCTGCATAGCCAGTCTGATAGGGTAGTTTGCTATGAGTAAGGGGGGAGATCGCTCTCCCCCTATTTTGTTTACAGAGTACTAGGAAGCACCGGGGCTACCATACATACCCAGCGGATCAGACCACCCGAAGCTGTAACGCTCGCGTCCCTTGTACCGCATATTGCCCGTCTCGAAGTCACCTTCAGCCGAGGTCTTGAGGTTGACGCGCTCGAACATCTTCAGGCCATTCGGCACGTCCGTCTTCAGGAACCAAGCATTGGTGTCCGTCAGATAGTGGTTGACCGCATAACCTTCCGGCACCGAGGACAGGTTGTAGATCGCGTTGATGTCGTTGTCGGCAGTGTTGGTCCGAAGAACCGACTTCAACAGGCGCTCCGCAACGAACATCAGAGCAGGCGGGACAACCAGCTTGCGCGGCTTGGCAGCAATCAGCAAACCACGCTCGTCCGTCCACCCAGCGATCTGGATGATCGCAGCCTCAAGCGAAGTCTCGTTGAGGTCAGCGCCAGTCGTAGGACGGTTGGAGTTTGAGCCACCCGTGATGAGCGGGTGATCGGTAGCAAACAGCCGCTTGCCGTCACCACCAGTGTAGGAAGCGTTGAACCCGTTGTTCAGGACATTCGCACCCTTAACCTGCTTGGTGTTCGCAAACGCACGAGCCAGAGCCTTCGTATACCGCTGGGCAACGGCGACATACAGGTTGTCTTCCATCGCCTCTTCGGTAACCGCAAAGCCGAGAGCAATCGTTTCGTGGGTATAGCGCGAGGTGTAGGCTTCCTGCGCGTTGTCGTAGGCAATCGAACCACCTTCCGACTTAACCGGAGCAGTGCCGAAACCCGACAGCTTCACTTCTTCTTCAAACGCACGTTCCGAAGAGGTGATCTCGAAGATCTCTTTATGCTCTTCACCGTACCGAGCGTATTCCAAACCGAACAAGGCGTTCAGGCCGGGAACCAACTCTTTCAACATCTGTGAACGAGTAATAGCCATGATTGATTCTCCTTTCCTTGTCCCTTAGATTACGCGCCCGTAGCGTTCTGGTAGGCGTGGACGCCCTGGTTCCAGATGCAAAGGCAATC